CATGAATACCCATTCCTTCACAGTCCATCACCTTCGCAAAAGTCTGTGATCCCAACCATTTCACGGTCTCAGGATTGGAACCGTTGTCGAGAACCAAGATTCCGTCGTGGCCGCCCTGGTCGTGCAGTTGCCGTAGCAGCGCCTTCGTCATTTTTAGATTGTCTTTGACGGGAACCAGCACATAGTTCCGAACCGGAATCAGTTCGGGCGGTACCTGGGGCCAGAAGTCTCGGGTTGTGAGGGTGCGTTTTTTGATGTGGCCGACCTCGATGGTGGTGTCAACGAAGCAAGGGAAACCGACTGCCTGCGCGCGCAAACTGAAGACATAGTCTTCGCCCATGATGTCGTGGATTTCTTCACCGGTTTCCGGGTCGTTGTAATCCCACTGAACATATTTGAACCAGGGCTGGGCGTCTTTCCGGTTGGCGTCCCAAATCTTTTGCAGGACTGTCCGGTGGATGAGGACACAGCCGGAGCCGACAGCGCCGACCTGCCAATGCTGCTGGGCTGGGATCGTCGAATATTCACGAGGCGTCGGGGGTTCCAAGGTTTCGAACCCGATGCACGCTGGGACGATTCGGTGATGAGGGTTCCATTTCTCAGCCATGATGAGCGCCGACAGGATCGGCCGTTGTTTCTCATCAGCGGACTTGACCATTTGGTCGATGAGGTCGAAGCGGAATCGTTGGTCGGTGTCGATGAACAGCAACCAGTCGGCTTCACCCTCGAGGAAGGTTCGGACAACGGAGTTTCGTTGTTGTGGCAGGTTTGTTCCTGCTTGAGCGATCATCCAGCCGGCGTGATCCAAATATCCGTCGACTTGTTGATCCCATGATTTCAACGCGAGAAGCGAGAAAACGAAGTCGGGTTCAAAGCTGCCATAGATGATTCCGATGGCGACTTTTGGTTGTTTTGCCACTGTGGCTCCTTGTCGGGGTGTCGGGGTATGTCGGGGTGATATCGGGGAGGCGTGGACCGGACCTCTCAGCCCCGACGCTGAGAGGCCCGGTTCACTTCTTGTCAGACGATCAGACCTTCAGCACCTTGAAGGCGTTGGAGGTGATGACGTCTGCACCGGTACGCCAGAAGGCGAAGAATCCGGCTTGACCAGTCGGGCGCTGGTTGGCACCCATGACCATCGGTTCGTACATGATCTCGACACCGATACGGTCGACGATCTTGTAGCCGGTTCCGAAGTCGCCCAGGATGAGGACGAAGTCGTTGGAGCCGGAAACAATGGTCGTGTCCATTGCCTCGTTCTGGTAGGTGTTGTATCCGATGAGCTGAGCCGGAAGGCCGCCACCGAAGTCAGACCAGAAGTTGGTGCGGGCGTCGGTCACGCTACGAAGCTCGTTGTAGGTCGCCTTCGCTGCAAGGAACGAAGCGTTGCGACGGAAACGTGCGCCGAGTGCGTTGTCGAGTGCGTAGGCGTCAGCGGCGACAAGGTTCGCAGCGCCAGAAGCGCCGGAGGTGCCGTCGACCACTGGACCGGTGCCGGAAAGACGAGTGATGAGGCCGTAAGGCTGACCCGATCCGGTGCCGTTGATGTATGCGCTCTCCTCGAGACGGTCCTTGGCGTCGGCGATGAGTTCGGCGACCTGGTTGAAACCAGAGTCGGCGAGGAACTCGTATGAGCCGAAAAGGAACGCTGCTGCCTTGTGAACCGTGATCGTTGGGCCTTGGAAGGTCGGCGTCGCGTCAGCGGCTTCCGTTCCTTCTGCGAGCCACTCAGCGGTCACACCGGCTGAGGTGACGCCATCCCACTGGTCAGTCGTGATCGACGTGACGTCTGCGAGCTGACGAACAGCGTTGGCCGAACCGTTGTTCGTGAGAACGATGGTTGGGTCAAGGAACTGCGGGACGAGAACGCCACCGTTTGCCGCTGTGAGCGACATCGCGGCGCGTGCCTCTGCCTTGCCGAGAATGCGAGGCATTCCAGCCTGGGGGTTCTCAACGTACTCTTCGAATGCGCGAAGGTATTCGGGGGAGGAGGTGCGGACGATGTGGCGGGCCACAACATCGGCGTCCAACTTCGAACGACGCTCAAGCATTGCCGTTGCGTTTTCGCGTGCTTCGTCGGAAACGAAGGACGGAAGGTGCTTTTCGATGACGTCAAGCGCACGGCCACGAAGCTCCGAGCCACCTTCGGTAGCGAGGGTGCTGTGATCGAACGCGTCACGCGCGGTGTGGGTGTTGATGTTGATTGGGGCCACGGCTCCATCTCCGGTTTCTTTGGCGACTGGTGCGAATTCAGCGATTCGGGCCTGACGCTCCTCGAGGGCTGAGAGTTCAGCTTCGGTGGAACGTACAAACTCGACGCCTGCATCCCATGCAGCCTGTTCGTCTGGGTCAAACGAACGCTCTTCGGCGTCCGTGTGCATTTCGCGAAGAACGGCCTTGACGTAGTCAACGCCTTCGCGAAGGTTCTTTTCGTCCATCAGAGGACTCCTTCGATCGTTCGCAGCTGTGCGCTGCGCTGTTGGGGGGAGAGACCGGAGTGCTGTTGCGAGTCCTGGTCTGAATCGGCGGGCCGCTCCGAAGTGCCATCGCTGGCGGGTTCGGGTTGGGTGCCGAGAACAAGCGCCCTGGCGATGGCCTGGCGGTCATCTTGGGGCAGTGAGAACAATGGTGACAGATCAGCGGAACGAACGCCAACACTTGTTTCCGCATATGCCGGGAAAACGACGGGGCCAAGCTCGAGGAGTTTGACTTCTTCGAGGGTCCGAACCGGAATGTTGCCGGATTCGTCGACGCTGTCGCGAACTACTTGGAACCGGAAACTCATGCCGTCGATTGATCCGGAGGCGATGGCGTCGCGAACCGGTTGGATCAACCAGTTATCGGCGAGGCGTGCCTCAACGTACAAACCGTGTTCGTCTTCACGGAGTTTCGTGATCTGTCCGAGGGGCATGGAGCCGAGAAGGGGGTGGCGGCCGTGTTCGAATTGCAGAACCGGCATTTTTGCGTTGATGGATCGTTTGAACGCTCCGGGGCGGATTCGTTCTTCGAACCGGCCTTCCCAATTGTCGATCATTGTGGACCGGTTGAAAACAGCGGCGTAGCCGGTGAGGGTGAGTCCGTCGCCTGTGTCTTCCGCTGCGCGTACCTCGAAGGGGACGTCCCGGTACAGATCGGAGCGTGTTTCGGTGGATCGTGCCGATTCCATTTCCATGATTGGTTCTTCCTCGACGATTGGTTCAGTCGGGGTTTCGGTAGAGAGCAAAGTTTCGGGGATCACCCAGAATTTACAGATTCCAGCGGGGTCGATGTCGCCTGAAACTATCTCACACGCGCGCGGTCCTTCATAGAATGCACAATTCGAACAAACCATTCCTTCTTCAGCGAATGGGTTGTCATCGGGGCCGACATAGTGCGCGCCTTGTGCGCCGATGCCTTGGTCGAACTGTCCGAAGACGTCGACGGTTTCTTCCAGAACCTCGTAGAGATGGTTTTGGAGTGGTGTGACGGGGTAGATGCCGTCGATGCCTCGTTCGTTTGTGTCAGCCATGACGGCCCTTTCGTCGTTTTTGGCGAGAATGTTGGTTGCCCATGTTCGGCCGGGGTCTCCGCCCCATAATGCCCAAGCAATTCGACCATTTGAGGGGTAGCCGTCTTCTCCTGGCGACCATCCTTCCCCTTTTTTGTCGATTTCGTGGCGGTCAAAGTACGCCTTCACACGTTTCACGGTACGAATCGGCAGATTTCGGCCGTTCACGATGTCGCGTGCGCGTGCGATACCGATTGATGTTCCGCCTCGGCCAAATTCGCTTCGCCAGTCCAACCCTTTTTGGGCTTCTTCTTTCATTCCGGCGGTCGGTTCGTAACTGTCAGCGGCTCGGCTGTCGTCGCCATACTCCGCAATGTTCAAAGCGGTCAACTGGTCGTCCGCTTCTGCCTTGGTTTCATGGCAGCCCATGATTTCGTTGTCTTCGGTCTTGACGACAGCCCAACCAGAGCAACCTTCGACGCCTTGCAGGACGTCATACGGCATCGGACTGTCCTTCTGTTGGGGCTTGGAGCTGCACTGAGAAGACGCCTGTATGTTGGAGGACGGTTGTGTCGCCTGTGGCGATGAACTTGGTGACTGTTGACGGTTCGAAACCGGCCTCGACAAGCTGCCGCATCGACGAAGCCTGTGTGGCACGAATCTCCGCTTCGTCTTTCCGATCTTCCTGAAGGAACATGATTTGGGACGGATCGAACGAAAGTTCCGCTGGAGTGCCAACCGGTAGCGCCAAGATCCGTTCCATTGAGGCGCAAAGGTTTTGGGCGACTGGCATGAACCAGGCATCGGACCACATACGGCGGGTTTGGGAGTAGTTGCCGGCGTTCAATGCCGAACCGGCCAAGCCTTCGGAAATGCCGAGGAGGGTGGCTGGCACTCGCGCGCGTAAAGCGATTCGGGTTTCGTCGACACCTTGAGTGTTTTTGAGGTCGAGTTGTTGAAGGTTCGATCCGGCCACCTTCACATCAGACCCACCACCGAGGACGAGGGTTTTGTAGGCGTTGCCTGCGCCTTCGTGGCGTTGGTTGATGACGGCGGCGATGTCGGTGGCCTGCTGCTGTGTGGTGTGCGGGTCGAGGGTGACGATGAGTTGGGGGG